GCTCGTCAGCAGGTCCCCTCATATCCGCTTTCGCGGTGTTGGGGTGTCATCACGGGCTCGTCAGCCCGAGTCTTGTTCCTTACCGGAACAAGTCTTCTTTCCGTGCACTATAGACAAGTGCCAAGCTTTAAGGTAACAGAAAAGAGGTCGGCAGAAAGCACTCTGCGCAAATACTTACTGTACATCATCCCTATCGGGGATGACGAAAGTAATGATGCAATGAGTAACACTGCTGTCGACCTCTCACTGTCCTGGTTAAGCTTGCTCGACTTAAGCGTCGAGAAAAGACTAAACTCCATTCTTCTCATGAGGATCCTACAGTGACACGCCCCAGCTTCTCAGTTAGCATTCCGGGTCAAGCCCGCTATCAAGCGGATGAGACTCCGAATGGCGCTTGGCAAACAAAAGCCGATTGCCATTTTGCTGCTGAGACTGTGTCTGGAACGTCCCGTAGGAAGCCGAAAGGCTGGATACCCCCAACGGGGTACTCTTTCTCAAGAACGGAGTATCATCGAGCATATGGTTACTCTTATGTTGGCATTGTAGCCAACAATTGGAGTAAATGGGACGGCTATGTTGGAGCTACGGGGAGATTTAACTCTCTCAATCACTTCAACAGCGCTATGACCGACTCTACTGCCGATTCAGTTAACTCAGCACTCGGCCAAGCCTCCCTTGTGGCGGCTCGGAACAGACTGAAGAACATGAAGGTAGACCTCGGTGTTGCCTTTGCAGAACGCAAGGCAACTAGCAATATGCTCGGCGATGTCGCTAGACGTATGGCAAGATCTGTACGAGAGCTTCGACGCGGTAATTTCCGCAACGGGGCTCGAGCTCTTGGGATCATCCATGATCCTGGGAAACCACGGGGGTCCAACTGGACTAACCACTGGTTGCAGTTGCAATACGGCTGGAAACCTTTACTTTCCGATGTTTACGGAAGCTGCGACGCATTAAGCAAGCGTGAGCAGAGTGACTGGAGAGTCACTAGTAAAGCGCAGAGGAACGACGAGTTGGTCACAGAGTCCGCCACCTATCCAGGTGGAACAACGTACCCTACATCCGACTATGACGCTTACCACTGCGTAGCGAGGCGGTATCGAGGCGTGTTTACACGCATTGATGCTTTGCCTCAAAACGACCTAGCAATGTCGTTAACGTCCCTTGGGGTAACCAATCCACTTCTTGTGGCTTGGGAACTCGTACCTTATAGCTTTGTCGTCGACTGGTGTTTACCAGTAGGCGCTTGGCTGTCCAGTCTTGACGCGCTACTCGGATACGGGTCCGCGTACACATCCACGACCTACTACAACAAAACGTTGTGGGAGGACAAAGGTGTGTCGCGGGATAATTTCCCGAACCCTAAAGTAGCATACGTTAAGAACAACTGGACTGGTACCAAAGAACGGCTGAAGATTACGCGCACCGCGTCAAGCGGTGTGCCTCTTCCAGCGTTTCCGAGTATTAAAGATCCTCGGAGCTTGGGGCACATGGCCAATGGACTGAGCTTGCTAGCTCAGGCCTTTGGTCGTCCACGATGATTGATCTCTCAACCACCAAATGGAGGCAATAACATGCCCGCTATCGCAACTTTGACCATTAATGATGGTCAGGCCGCCCCCGTCGCTCACACGTTCTCGCCCCAGTCTACGACTGGGTCGAAGGCGCAATGGGCTGATCGGAGTCCCTCAATCCCTGCCGGTTTTCGAACCATCTCTCACGAGCTGGCCGAGCCGAATGGGACACGGACTGTCAACAAGATCACCATGGGGTTTATGACCCCGACGGTGGCTGCAGTTGATGGTTCCGACACTGTCGTTCGGTACAACTCAGGGCAGGTTATCCTGAACCTGAATCCGAACAGCACGCTCCAGGAACGGAAGGACTTGCTCGCTTACGTTGCCAACACGTTGGCTAACGCGACGATCAAGACTTCCGTGGAGAACCTCGAGCCGTTCTACTGAGGTATCATTATGCATATCCCAGTGAATCGCTGGACGGTGGGTGCGGCGTTCTTGCTTACGCTTGTGTTTGGAAGCGACTTTGTCGCTCCGATACTCAAGGCAGTGGCAATAATGTCGTCCCCCCATTTGCCGGCGATCTAGAACCTCGGGGCAAGCCGCGCTAAAGTCCATAACGGACCCAAATGCGGCCTCTCCCTCCTTAAAAGGAGTCTATATGAACCGTAAACGGTTCGTTCGTGCTAAATCCCCTCTTGGTTTCTCTAACGCTCGCTTCTTAGAGCTCCTATCCCCCCTCCTCGGCATAACGCCGGTGGGAGAATTGGGACGGGATACTCCTCTAGACTTTTCTAGTCTCGAGGCTGCTCGCGGAAGTTTGCTTTTAAGAGAGATCTTCTCCAAGTACGATGATGGGAAACCATCGGAGGAAAAGAGCTCTACGACATGGAAACGGTTCCATGAAGCAGAGGGGCAGTGTCAATCGACAAACAAGAGCTTCTACGATACCGCGTGCAGAGATCCATTTTGGATCAGCGTACGGCGTAGGTTGTGGGATGCTCTTGGGACTTTCGATTGGGACGAGTGCGCCAGGTTCTTTGCATTTGGTCCGGGTGCTACCACTCGGCTCACCAGAAGCGAGAGCTTTGCGGCTTATAAATACTCCGGTATACCGGAGAGCACGTCAGGGAATGCTGGTCTTGCGACCTGCGCTATTCGCATGGTCCCACTCTGGAACCAGAGTGTGCAGTCTTCTGCAGAGACACTCGGAGTCACTGGTCTCGTATCAGTGGTCCCGGGAAACAGCATCATTGCCGTTCCGAAGAATTTTAAGACAGACCGAACGATCGCTAAAGAGCCCTGTATGAATATTTATATTCAGAAAGGCATCGGGCGAGTTATTAGGAACCGTCTTAACCGGGTCGGAGTTGACTTAAACGATCAAACAAGGAACCAGCGTGCTGCCCTTCAAGGCAGTATAACTGGCGAGTTAGCTACCGTGGATCTAACCATGGCTAGCGACACTCTGTCCTATGAGGTTGTGAGTTGGCTTCTCCCTAACGATTGGTGGTTTGCACTTGAGCAGTGTAGATCGCCGGTTGGGGTTCTTCCTTCTGGTGAAATTGTAAATTACCAGAAGTTCTCATCGATGGGTAACGGCTATACATTTGAACTGGAATCGCTCATATTTTGGGCGATTTGTCAGCAGGTGTGTAGGCCGAATATCAATGAGACGGACTTGTCTGTGTGTGTCTATGGGGATGACTTAGTTATCCCTTCGGTGCACTATGATCAGCTAGTAGAGCGCTTAGCTCAGGCTGGGTTCACACCCAACTTGAAGAAAAGCTTTGCTAGTGGACCATACCGAGAAAGTTGTGGTAAACATTACTTTCAAGGTTCAGACATTACGCCATTCTACGTCAGGAAACCGGTGCAGGAACTAGACCGTCTGTTCTTGGTCCATAACAACGTTCATCGTTGGGGCCAAAGGACAGAAGTCGAAGTTCTCCCCCTCCTCAAGCAATTGAGGGAGCTAGCACCGGCGAAATGGCGTCAACCCAGACTACCGGATGGATACGGAGACGGGGCCTTCATCGGCTTCGTTGACGAACTCCAAATGGACTCTCACCCTCACGGGTGGGAGTACTGGCAGTGTAAAGCTCTAACTCGTTCCTCTGTGGAGCTAGAAGGAGAATTGCCAGTTGGTCAGCTGATAGCGTCGTTAAAGGCGTCATCAGCACGTAAAGTCATCGTTCGAGGTGAGGTTTTCTCGCGTTTACGCGGGAAACGAGTAACTCGGTTAACTGAGTACTCGGAGCTTCATCATCT